TTTGTTTACTCAAGTAGCAAACCCCGCATGATGCACTTTCTATCTGGCTTACCACGCTCTGGATCAACGGTCCTTGCCGCGATTCTGAATCAAAATCCCCTGGTGCATGTCACACCGACATCAGGGCTAATTAGCATCATGGGTGCTGTGGCTGAGAAGTGGGAGCGTGATGAATCAATCCACGTTCAAGGCCGCAATGACGATGATATGGTTCGCATGCTTCGTGGCTTGATGCAAGCCAAAAACGAGACCATTCAAAAGCCCATCATCATCGATAAGAATCGTGGCTGGCCTGCACCGCCCATCATGAAAACCATGGCCAAGGTGCTTGGTCAACGGCCTAAGATTATCGCCACGGTTAGGAACGTGTCCGACTGCGTTGCATCCTTTGTGCGAGTCGTAAAGCCTGAAGACACGCAAAAGTTTTTATCAGAAACACATCTAATCAATGTTGTCAAAACTGGCTATGTGACATTACATGCAGGTATGTTGGAGGATCCACTGTCTTTTTGTCTCATTGAATACGAAGACCTGCTTGCTAATCCAGAATCGCAACTCAGACGCATCCACGACTTCTTAGAACTTGAGCCTTTTGCTTACAACCTAGAAAAAATTGAAGGCTCTATTGTTGCTGAGAAAGACGATGAGGTGTGGGGTATTCCAGGCTTGCATGACATCAAACCGAAGCTTGAGCGCCAGCACAAACAAACCGCACAAGAAATCCTTGGCCATCGCTACAATGAGTTCAATCAGCCGCGCTTTTGGCTAGGTGAGACTCAAGAGTCCATGCCCAAGCAGCCGCTGGATCTGCAATTAGAAGCAGGACGCAGAGGTGACTTTCAAAAGGCTTGGGAGATTGCTCAACAACTAGAACGCACCGAGCCACAAAACCATCGTGCAGCCTACAACCGAGGTTTATATGTACTGATGCAGGGCAGGCTACGAGAAGGCATGGAACTACTTGCAAGAGGGCGTATTGAGCAAGTCTTTGGTAATGCCAAACCTCAAGTGCCTACGCCGATCTGGGAAGGCCAATCAAATCAAATCGTTTTACTTTATTTAGAAGGTGGCTTAGGCGATCAGATCCACCAAATGCGCTTTGTGCAAGACATTACAGCGCGTAAATGCCAAGTGATTGTGGCTTGTTCACCTGAACTCGTAACACTTTTTGCTACCATTCCAAATGTGCGAGCAATAACTGTACATGAAGCCGCGCCGGGTGTTTATCATCACGCCTGGGTGCCAGGAATGTCGGCACCTATACCGCTGGGTATTGAGTACAAGGATGTCTGGGGAAACGCTTATATTCCGCGGCCAAAATTAACACAATCAAAGTTTCGTATTGGCTTGCGTTGGCAAGGAAATCCTAACTTCGAACACGATCACCGCAAGTATTTTTCACCTGAATTGCTCTTTAATGCTGTCAAAGGCCATGATGTTGAGTTCGTGTCATTGCAGCGTGATGAGGGTTCACAGCACCGCCCTGAATGGATTGCTGAATCAAAGCTTGATTCATGGCTTGATACACAACAAGTGGCTGCAAGCTGTGATTTAGTTATATCATCTTGCACATCAGTAGCGCATTTATCAGCTGCGATGGGCATACCTACATGGATAATTGTGCCTATTTTACCTTACTACATATGGGCTTTACCGGGAGAACGAACGCCCTGGTATAATTCAGTTCGTTTGTTTAGACAGACTAAATATGATAATTGGAATGAAATTTTTAAAATAATTAAAAATGAATTAGATAAAGAACTAAGGGGAGAAAATAATGTCGCAACTAGATTTATGGGTTAAAGTTGAAAACGGTAAAGTGGTTCAAGGAGCAAATCCTTTGCCGCCTAGTGTTCAAAATTGGGGTGCCGATAAAGAAGCACTAATTCGTTCGGGCTGGTACCCCGTAGTATCGGTCAAACCAGATTCAATGGACTATGCTACAGAAGTTTGGGAATCTGAGAACTATGAAATTATGGAAGATCATGTTGTTTGGACTTTAGTTAAGCGTTCTAAAACACAAGAAGAATTAGATACTGAAACTGCTGAAAAATGGCGGCTGTGGCGAATTGAGCGGAATTTCCGACTTGCTGAAACAGATTGGATTGTAATTAAATATGCTGAAGCTGGTCAATCAACTCCTGTTGAATGGGTAACTTATCGACAGGCTTTGCGAGATTTGCCGCTAAATGTAAATTTTAATGGTTTAGATTGGCCTATTAGACCCGATGCTCCTCCGCCAGAAGAACCGCAATCTGCTCCTGATGGGAGAGGTTAACTAACTATATGAAGTCTTTATTTTTTAGTTATGATATGGCTGTAGATCAGGCCTATATTATTCGGATCCAAGGAAATGAAACATCAGAACAAAAGGCAAATGAAGCCGCCAAATCATGTTCATCAATTGGAATGCCTTTTGCTTTTTGGGATGCTTATAATGGTTTAGAAAATCCTATTAAGCCTCCAGAACATCATAATCAGATAATGAATATGATAAAAGTAACAGATCATTATTTAACCCGTGGTGAAGTGGCTTGTGCTCTATCTCACATCAGTTTATGGGCTAAATGTGTCGAGCAGGATAAGCCTATAGTGATTCTCGAGCATGATGCAGTTATGCTTCAACCCTACCTTCAACATGCAGTATACAATTCAATTTGTTATTTAGGATGTCATGAACAAACACAACAAGGTTGGGCTGTAATGCCAACACCACCACACGCATCGGAAGGTCCAAATTATCATTTTATCTGTCGAGCTCATGCTTATGCTATAGATCCAGCTGTTGCTAAAAATATGTTAGCTCATGTTATTAAATATGGAATATCAGTTCCTTTAGATATACTGCTGAGAGCTGATATTTTTCCAATTCATCAAATGGGAATATTTGCAACGGATAATCCCGACAAAACTCAAACTACAATACTAAGTAGACCCAAACACGGAAGAAAAACCGAAAGAAACGATAATTTAACTGTATAGGATTATTATATTATGAATAAAATTTTGATTATGGGTCTTCCAGGATCTGGTAAAACATATTTCGCCGAACGCCTTAAAAGGTACCTTGAAACATACGGCACAAGGTCATTATCATCAATTGAAGATGTTCCATATCCAAATTTAAATGCTCGTGTCGATTGGTTTAATGCCGATGAGATTCGCAAAAAATTTAACGATTGGGATTTTAGTCGTGAAGGCCGTATTCGCCAATCAATTCGTATGTTTGATTTTGCTTTGAAATGTAAAGGTGATTATGTCATTTGTGATTTCGTGGCACCTCTACCCGAAATGAGACACAATTTTAAAGCCGATTGGACGATTTGGATGGACACAATTGATGCTGGTCGTTATGAAGATACCAATAAGGCCTTTGTTCCGCCAGATGTTTATGATTTTCGTATCAATGAACAAAACGCCGAGAAGTGGGTCCCCTATGTTGGTGAAATGATTCTCCAAGAAAAAAGAAGGCCTCGATTTGATTGGCAAAAAGAAACAACTCAACTTCTTGGTAGGTATCAGCCTTGGCATCCAGGACATCGAGCTTTATTTGAAAGAGCAATTGCAAAGACCGGACAAGTGGCCATTATGATTCGTGATTGTCAAGGTTGGAATGACTCTAATCCTTTTGCCATTGAACAAGTTAAAAATTTTATTCGCCGTGATTTGGATCCACTATACCAAGGTCAATATGAAATTCTCGTTGTGCCAAATATCGTAAACATCACATACGGCCGTGACGTTGGCTATAAAATTGAACAAGAAGTTTTCGATGATACGATTCACAGTATTTCAGCCACAAAAATAAGAGAATCAATGGGGCTCAAGTGAACAAATATCATATTAGATTCAACACCAATCATGATGGCACACCTTTAGTTTGGCGTGTATTTGAAAATGGCATCGAACATTTAGCAACCGATGTTCGTATTGTAGGTGAAACTTTTACCGAATGTACCGAAGAATATGGCCAAATCAAATGGAATATTGCTTGTTTAGGAAATTTAACCTGGTCGGATAAGTCTGCAACTATTATAACAGTTAAGAACTAGTGTGATACCCAAAATAGTTCATCTCTCTTGGAAGGATAAGAATCTTTTCGAGAGTGATTCGCCACTTATAATTTATGGTGTTAAAAGGCTTCGAGATTTAAACCCAGATTGGGACATAAGAATAACCATTGATGAAGAAATTAATGATTATTTAAATGAAACAATGCGGCATGATTTTTCTTTAGTTGAACATAAAGGCATTGTGGCCAAAACAGATATTTGGAGGCTTTATAAGTTACTTTATGAGGGTGGTATTTACGTTGACATTGACCGCTTCTGTGATGTTAAATTATCAGAAGTTATACCAAAAAATGTAAAACAAGTTCTTCCTGTGTGTAGGTACTATGATTTTTCTCACGATTTAATGATAAGCGCACCAAATAACCCAGTTTATAATACAACAATTTCAATGTATTTGCATCGTAGAAAGATAGGATTTGATAACATTTATTTCTTAGGCGCTCAAACCTACATGCACGCTATCACTCATACTTTATTTGGCGAAATGATTAATACAGACCCAGGCCAAGAAAAGTTTAAAGAGATGCTAGAAAAAATAGAAAATTTTGGTTTTATTAAAGTTTTTGTGGAAGATCCGCCATATTATACTTTTTTGTATCGTAATCGTGAAGAAGTTGGAGATTGGGAAAAACTCAAGAGAAAATTTTATTTTCAATCTGGAATTAAGCATTGGACAGGAGAATGGTAATGCATTTTGATAAAGACAAAAGAATTATTATAGTTGATGATTTTTATGAAAAATTTGATGAAATAAGAAATATTGCTTTAAATGCAAAATACGAATCAAATTCTGTCACAAAAAACTATCCCGGTAAAAATAGTTTGGAATCTTTTTGGTCGTTAGATTTAAATAATAAAATTTCAAAGATTACTGGCGAAATTGTATACCCCACACCAACATCTAGTTGTGGTCATTTTAGATATAGCAAAGAAAATGATTTTGCTACTCAAATAGTTCATTTTGATCCAAAACCAGGACAAACTTGGGCGGGCGTTATATATTTAAGTTTAACGGAACATTATGAGGGAAAAAATTCTGGCACAACTTTTTATCGTCATAAAAAAACTAAAATAGAAGTTGCTCCCTTTACACATGAAGAATCAAAAATTATCAATGTTAATACACATGATGATATGTTGAATTTTTTCACAAATGATGGAACTAATTTAGATTTATGGGAAGAAACTTTAAATGTGCCAATAAGAAAAAATCGTCTTATTCTTTTTAGGCCGTGGATGTGGCATGGTGCTAAAAATCTTTTTGGAACCGACATAACTAATTGTAGATTGATACATTTAATTTTTTTAAATACTTTTTAGGTATCATTTCCTTTTTAACTAAATATGGGTTAAAGAGGAGACCTCACTTTGGCAGACTTTGTAGAACTCGACATTGAGGCCGGTGCGACATTTTCATTACAAATTACAATTAAAAATGATAATGG